CCGTCAAATTCATCCGATAGCAATAACGGTCATGGTAAGGTAATAATTACACAATTGTAATAAAGTTTGTCTCCATCCTAGATGACAAATTTATTTGTATATAAATCATCAAACATTTGGATTCACCTAGTATGCAAGTTGTAAATTCGAATGACAATTTCGGTATTAGTGTCTCCATTTCCAATGATGGGAACCGTGTCATAGCTGGGGCGCAGGTGGTGGTGGTGGATATAGTGGTGGTGGTAGTGGTGGTTGGTCGACTTATGAAGGTGGTGGAGGTGGTGGTTCCTATAACTCAAGTAGCATCAATACATCAAGTTCTATACGTACAGTCGATGCCCAGAGTGGGTATGTAAGAATCACAAAATTATAACATTAAGTATATACTATATGGAAGAAGAACCAGTCCCCCCTTTTTACGAACCCACACTAGAGGAAACTGCAGCCCAAGAAGCATTGGAAAAACGTAAAGAAGATGCGATGACGAAACTCCGTTCTGAACGGGACGCACTGATCAATAGTACGGATAAGTACGCCTTTCTAGATTATCCAATAAAAACTGAAACCCGTAAAAAATGGAATGATTACCGCCAACATCTCCGTGACCTCCCGGCTATGTCTTCACCAGACCTTGATGAAGATGGAAAACTCACAGGTGTTGAGTGGCCATCCGTTCCCACACCCTAACCATGAAAATTCACGACCCTAACCAACTTTACAAACCTAATACCAAAGTTTCTAAAGTTCGTCATTCGTCGGTTATAAAAACCTACCTTAATATTAACTATGTCAATACAATCACCCCAGGGTGTATTAAACATTCCGAATGCTACATTACGGGTGGGAAAGTTGACAGTGGACAGTACGGCGGGCTTAGACACATTTATCAATACGATCCAGAGGAACACTATAATTCTAGAGGACTTGTCATTCTACACCGCAACCAAACAATGGGATATAAAAATGCCCAACGTCTGGGTCGCCGCCTTCAATGTTAAAGGGATCTTTTCGTTCAACTTTCGTAACACAGTTAATGGTACCGCTGCGAATGGGTACACCCTCGCGTTTAGTGGGACGACATTGACACTTAAGTACAATGACGCGACACTAGCAACATCCACAAACATCCCCAACTTAGACACCACTTACGGGGAGGTCTATGTGACATTCGAAAAACAATACATCAGCGTGACTATCGACGGAACCATATATCTCTCGTACAAGGACAATGTCGTTCGCCCCGCACTAGAGGGTGAATTCATCAACTTTTTTAACACATCGGGGTTGCGGTTGAGTAACATCAAGATCGTTGCGGGGAACTGGATCTCTGATGGGACCAGTAACATCTTCCTCATGGGTGGAAACTTGAATGTAAATGAGGATGCTCTCATTTCTTCTAATTTGACCGTTACTGGGAATGCCCTTATTTCTTCTAATTTGTTCATTACCGGTGATATAAACTTAACGGGAAATTTAAAACAAAATGGATCCATATTTCAGGCGGAAGGGGCATGGACAAAGACGGGGGATAACATTTCTTATACGACTGGGAACGTTTCGGTGGGGAAGGATATAACCGTTACAGGAAGTGTTACTTCTACGACGTCGCTCACGAGTAATGTAGTCACGATCGGAACTACTAAGACATTTGTGGTAACGGCAGCGGGTGGTGCATTTTATATAGATGGAATTATACGCAAACCCATCAAACTCCACCAACACCAAACATATATTTTTGACCTATCTAGTTCGACTCTTTTGAATAACCCTTTTATATTTTCGGAATCAAATAATTTTGACGGAACTACCAGTGGAACTCCTTACACTACGGGTATAACAAGTACAGGTACGAAACGAACTTTTGTAGTCTCCGCGAGTACCCCCACAACACTTTACTATTACTCTACAAATACCACCCTTATGGGAGCTACGGTGAGTATCTCATCGACGGCTGAACTGGTTGTTTCAGGTCGGGTTGAGTCAACAGACCTTACATTAACCGGAACAGGATCCTTAATTGTTCCTAGTGGGACTACGGCACAGAGACCTGTTACAGCCGAGAACGGTATGATCCGTTATAACTCCACAACTGGGTCCGTGGAAGCGTACACAACGAGTTCGGGGTGGGGAGCTATTTCTGCGCCACCCTCGATCACGAGTGTTTCACCGATAAGTGTTCAGGGTGCCCATACAGGAACCCAGACGTTCGTAGTTCAAGGTACGGGTATTAATACGGGGTCGACAGTTGAACTCGAAGGTGTAGATGGAAACCGATACAGTGTTTTTAATACGACAACACCAGCCGCTGCCGGTTACCAAATAAGTTTTCAAATGGGGGTGTTTGGGGCAGCCAATGGCTATGATCCGTTACAAGCACCGTATAAAATTAGAATCGCGAATAGTGAGGGTGTTGCAGCGCTCGGTACTGCTACGATTAGTTTAGATGCACCCACAATCACAGGTCTCTCAAACAATAATTTGTTAACCTCCGCGACTGGCTCGCAAGTCATCACCCTTACCGGTACAGGGTTTACTTCTTCGATGACAGGAACCGATAAAGTACTGGTATTGGGTGTAGATGGATCCACTCTATACACTGTAGACTCTGTAACAATAGTCAGCTCGACAAGTCTTACCTTCAAACTTTCGGCAACAGGTGTGGTACTCAGTAGCGCACAACTCGCAAATAAACCCTATAAAGTTAGAATCACGGGTATTTTTGGTAATACGGTGACCGGTACTGATACGATTAATTTATTACCACCCACAATCACAAGCCTCTCGAACAATACTTTGACTGACGGTACTGCTGGTGTTACAGGCTCGCATATCATCACCGTTACCGGTACGGGGTTCACTTCTTCTATGACAGGAACAGATAAAGTACAAGTGTTGGGTGTGGATGGAACCACCCTTTACTCTGTCGACTCTGTAACAATAGATAGCTTGACAAGTCTTACCTTCAAACTCGCGGCATCGGGTGTGGCCATCCCTTCTCCCCAACTCGCAAATAGACCCTATAAAGTTAAACTCACAGGTAATGCTGGTCTCACTGTGACCAGTACCCAAACGATTGGGTTTTCGGGTATCTCATGGACCTCACCGGCGGCTGGGGCGACCCTGGCCGCCTTCAATACCGGCGCGTCCGTGAATAATACGGAATTAGCTGCCACAGACGACGTCGGGGGTAGCGGTGTGACATTCTCTGTACCTGCGAATAACTTACCCTCGAGTCTCACTCTTAACCCGACTACGGGTGCGATAACAGGTATTATCGGGGCGGCGGGAACGACGAGTGTAACATTCCGAGTCACTGATAATGTGACTGGGACGTTCGCCGAGAGAACATTCAGTATTGTGGGGCTCGCTGAACTCTACGCCTTCACCACACATACGTTTAATACCGGCGGGTCTCCTGCCGCGACGGGGTCTGCTGGTCCTACACTCACCCAATTAAGGGCCGCGTATTCACCTTCATGGACGGATTATACCAGTAATTTGAACGTTACGACAGGAATACAACAATGGACTGTTCCTGCGACGGGGTCGTATTCGATTGTGGCGTATGGGGCACGGGGTGGTACATGGGGATCAGAAACGGTTTCAAACAATAGACATGGTAAAGGTGCGAAAATGCAGGGTACTTTTACTTTGACTAAGGGAGAAATTCTAAAAATAGCTGTGGGACAACTTCCAACTGATATTGGAACATCTTCGAGCCATGCGGGATACGGAGGAGGTGGAACGGGTGTTATTAAGTCACCTTATAATACAAATGCGTCAATATTAGTAATTGCAGGGGGAGGGGGGGGGGCCGGCCGTTCATACGCGAATAGTGTGGCTGCGGGTCATGGTTTGACCAGTACTCAAGGTGGTTATAATTTCTCCACCCACGCCGATTCCAGTGGTAATGGCGGTAAACATACTCATTCAGCCGGTGATTGTGGATGGTCTGGGGGTGGTGGGGGTTTTTTTACCAATGGATGGGCCTACCCCAGTGGCCAACAAAATTCTCAAAGCTATTATAGTCAGCTCGGTAGCAACCCCGGTGGGGGGATCAGCTTTACTAATGGGGGTTTGGGGGCAACACGTGGTGGATGTGGCCCGAGCGACAGCACCGTGCAAGGAGGTTTTGGGTGTGGTGGTGGTGGTTCCGGGACTCATGGTGGTGGTGGTGGTGGTGGTTATAGTGGAGGGTCGGGGTCTCACTACACCGGGTCCGGTGCTGGTGGAGTTTATGGCGTAAGTGGTGGTGGTGGTAGCTCATACAACTCGGGTTCCAGTCAGTCAAATACTGCAGGTGTTAACAACGATGCCGGCTACGTCGTTATTACAAAATTATAACATCAAGTATATCATAAAACACGATGAATAGACATGATATATGTATCTCGTGTCAAATTGTAGATGAAGATGATGAAGAAAGAAATGCTCGTAATACCAAAATCAATGAACTCATAGATGAAGCTGATAAATACGCCATTTCAGTCTGGTCTGAATTATCGAGACACCAACAAAGTGAATGGGCGAACTATATAGGTAACTTGAGAGTAGTACAACAATCTAACATGACCACAGAATTACCAGACCCTCCAAAACGATTAGATACATTAAAAATGTAAATATATACTATATGGAGGACACTCTTAATACAACCGGTCCACGACCCCCAGAAGAAATTGCGGCCGCAGAAGTCATACAAGATCGTAAAGTCGATGCCATGACGAAACTCCGTTCTGAACGGGACGCATTGTTTCCTTCCACAGATAAGTACGTGATGAGGGATTACCCCATAAACGACGAAACCTTTAAAAAATGGAAACGGTACCGCCAACACCTCCGTGACCTCCCGGGTATGTCTTCACCGGATCTCGATGAAGATGGAAACCTCACAGGTGTTGAGTGGCCCGTTGCCCCGACTTCGTAAAGTCCTTTTCCTCCAAAATGCCTCCCACTTTGTAAGAAAATAACATTTACCAATAATAACTATGCCTGTGGAAGGTGTGAACGGATATCTCGATATAGAGAATACAGGGTTGCGGGTCTCTCAGGTGGGTATCGCGAACACTACACCTGAACACCTCCTCTCAGTCGGCTCGAACCTTTTCGTCAGCGGAGACTCTTCGGATGTTCTCACCGTCACTGGAAATGTAGTGTGCCAAGGGGTCAAAATAGATTTCATGGAGATCACACCCTCCTACGATCTCGCAGCAGTCTCCAATGTGGGGAACGTCACCTCAAATGCCATCCAATTTACGAATCCCGATACGGGGATAGTGGCCACCGGGAATGTCACCGTAGGGAATACCCTCACCATTTCAGGATTCAGGGTCACCGCTCAAACTCCCGTTACAGATGACCTCGAATCGATTACGAAGAGTACGCTAGTAAAACCAAACTCGGGGATAACGCCCCACGCTATCCATATCACAAACGCGACGGATTCAACATCGGCCTATACAGGTGCCCTCCAAGTCGGTAGTATAGGGGGGGGGCAAGAAGGTGGTCTCGGTGTCGCTGGGAATGTCCATGTCGCGAGGGACGTCCACGTAGGTGGGGGTATTTACACCGCATCCAATTTGGAAGTGGGTACCTCCAATCTATTCGTGAACACAACAACTTCTAATGTGGGGATTGGTACGAACACACCTACTGCCTCTCTTCATGTCATTGGGGATACCATTGTTTCTTCTAACTTGAAGGTGGGTGGATCGAAACTATTCGTGGACACAACAAATTCTA